CAAGCCAGTTTCTGGTCCCGAGCCTCTTCAACCATACGGTGAATGACGACATTACCAGCCTTCGTGTACATTGCGTATCTTTGCATTTTATTCTCCAAAAGCAACAAGAGCAGCCAGACTAACAACAGTCAGGACACCAAGATAAACCACGGCATCATTCCAAGAGCCAGGCGCGAACATCCAAGTAGCGAGCGATTCAAACATTTTCTTTTCCTTTCAACCTTCGATAAGTTATTATACCTCGAAGTTGAATAAAAGTAAACTACTATCGTCGCATCGACGCTAGGTCTTTAGCCTCGTCATTGGAGAACACAGGGACCATATTGGACTTATGCATCGTCCCAATACCCTTGATTTTGTCTCCAGTGTACATCATAGATTGTTTTGCAGCAGTTGAACCACCAGGGGTCACCAAACTCTGCAATTTCTCCGTATTACGTCCAACTGGAAGAGAATACGACCAGTCCGTGTCTTTCTTACGTTTCAACAGGGCTGGTGGGTATTTAGACTTCAAGTTTTCCCAGCTGCGCAGATTCTCTTCGTATTGACGTTTCTCAGCAGCTGATTTGAACTTTAGTTTAGCCATTATTCTTCACCATGGTAGCCATAATCTTCATCGGTACCAAACCCAGCAGAAGCCAGAGCAGAATCAAAGTCACCATCCATGCTTTCATCGTAACCATAATCATGGTTCTGGTAGACCTCTTCGCGAAACTGCGCGACGATATCAACAGAGACACCGAGTTCCTCTGCAATAACAGAATTAGAGTAGCCCTCACCGATCATATTTCCAAGATCGATTGCGAGATTAGACATAACAGACATTAACCTTCTCCTCGAATAATTACAACACGGGTAACATTGATTCGTTCTTCATACTCATAGGGAATGAACGTAGCGATCTCGCCATCGTAAAACTCATTCCGAATCATATCTGCCTGATCAACGATGAACCGAACAGTGCGTCCAGTGTGGTTCGACCGAATAAAGAACTCCGGATGAACTGTGGCTTCATTGTACATCGTCAGATGCTTCGTCTGTTTGTTATACGAAAACGAACTAAGATCAAAGATGGGGATCATACAGTTTCCTCAGGAGTAACGACAGGAACTTCACCGAACAGCTTAGCCAGCTTCTTGACAATACCTGGTTCAGTTGCATCAACCAGAGTCTCAGCACCAGAAGTAGCCTTGATGCTAGCGAGCAATGCATTCAGAGATGCTCGGCTCGGAGCAGTCAGCGAACTATTCGTGTAGCATGAAGCACGAACCACTGGCTTAGACCAAGCAGTCAACAGAACGTAACCACGATCACGATCAGCAGGAATAACTCGAAAGAACAGAGTACCACCCTTCATGTCTTTCTCCTTAGGCGTAAAAACCAGAATCACGGAACTCAACGTCTGTGAACTCAACACGGACATCGATAGACGATCCCAGTTCTGTCTGGACATAGCCCATGCGATCATAACACCAAGCACCATCGTATTCCTCACGACCAGTGCCAGCCAGAACTACGTCCTTGAGATCTTCCAAGGTAGCGAAGACGCCAAGAAGTTCATCACAACAATCACGAGCACCCAACAGGCAGTAAACTTGCATTTTGTTTCCTTTCAAAGTTCAAAAGATTATTATACCGCTAACTTGATTAAAAGTAAATCAAAGTCCAAGTACTGCGCGCTCGGTATCGGTCAGTTTGGCCAAAGCACGTTCACGCGTAGCCTGCAACTCAGCTTCCATGAGTGCAGCGAATTCCAGGTTCGCAATCAGGATCTCCAGATCCTGGAGGTATTCATAGGCCATAAAATCGTCATACGCATACGGCACGGTGAATCTTCTTCCAGTTTCAGGGAAGCTGACATCAAATACCATGCCAATGGCATCCACATCTGCCACAGCTCCAAATTCCAGAGCTCTGGAGAGTGCCCCCATGAGGCGATAGGGATACGACTCCCTGTCGTTCTTCTTCATGCTGCCACCCCCACAGACTCGACCTTCTCGAGTGCCCAGATAATGGAGAGCAGGTTCTGATCAGCCAACTCGGAGGAGGCTTCGAAGCCAAGAGCCTCGTCCATCAGAGCAAAGGCATCACGGAATGCAGCGGCAGCGAGGAGACAGGCTTGGTTACGTTCAGCGATAGTCATTTTCTTTCCTTTCAAGTTTCGATAAGTTATTATACCTCGAAACTGAATAAAAGTAAATCAACAACCTCGCTGGCGAGCGTATTCCTTGCGAATTTCGACGAACTCAGGGATCCATTTTTTCACTGGTTCCTTGAATAAAAGTAAACCAAATTCTTCCGTAGTCATTGCGATTACGATATTTGGGACAGTAATTCCTGTCATTTCCCAGAAGGCATAGGCATACGCCGCTGCCTGGGTAAAGTAGTTTGGGATGTCCTCAGAGGACTTATAACGACCACTGGTCTTCCAATCCAGGATGCACAGCTCGCCATTGATTTTGGCGATCAGGTCTACGGTGCCAGCGAACTTAAGAGTATCTGAGTACAGCACGGATTCCATCGCATGCACTTCCTCAATCGACTCCATAACTGGCATTAGATTCTCGAACATTTTACGTTCTTCTTGCTCGAACATACCAAATGTCAGGGGTTTCCCTTGGAGGTAGTTCTCGCAGTTCTCGTGGATAAGTGTACCGCGCGTAGCTGCTTTTCGGCTGATCTCGTTAGCCGTAGCCTCGCCAACTGATTCTTTCCAGGCACGAATAAACTCCTCACCCATTATGCTAATAATGCTCGTGACCGAGGGGTAACTGTTTCCTTCCGGAGTTTGGTACTTTCTGCCGTCGGGTGAGTCGATCCTTTTACAGACCGACTTCAATGCTTCATGTTCAATAAGTTTCATTTTCTATTATCAATCGAGTAAAACCAATCATCACCAGCTGCCCATTTGCGAGAGCCATCCACACTCCATAGATTCTGTGCAGCTTGGAAATCTGGGAACTTAACATCAGCAGGAATCAAACTTTGATCATACCACAAGCATCGGTTATTTGGTTGACATGCGAACTGGCCGTTTTCTAATCGGATAAAGTTAAATGACTTATGTTCTTCAGCAACTTCAGTAAATCCAGTATCTACATCCATTCCTTCAGCACAAAAATCTACTGTAAACAAATAGGTTCCAAAATGCCATTCTTTGTCTTTGCCGAGAAACTTAACACCTAGATTACGAAGACTTATTTTCTCAACAATGGTAAACCGATACCCCATGCAATCCCACAGCTGTAAAGTATCTATGGGTAATTTTCCAGTGTAGTCTTCGTGCCACACATATGCATGAATGGGTAGTTTGTCATATAGTGCTCCATAATTTGGCAATAATGACTCAATACGAAACACCTGACCTCGCAATGCTTTGAGACTAATCCATACTGCGGGTTCTAATTCACCATGACCCTTTTCGAAATTATATAGAAATTCTCGTTTAACGAAACATTTGATTGGTGGTAATGAACCTATAATATAACTCATTGTAACACTTCCTTTAATAATATTGTATCAATAATTTATTTTACTCTCGTTTTTTATCAGGTATAATTCAACTGTAGCGATGATATAGGTCTCTATAGTTCCCCTCGCTCCATAAGCAACTTCTTGTTTGCTTGATGCGCTTCCTGCACCAACTCCTTGTTCTGTCCAGTGTAAGAAACAGCATAGTTATTCTCGATAAGCCAGTTGTTCACATTGGTTCCATCATCTAGAATAAACTCACCAAGAATCCTACCAAACTTATCATTGCTGTCATCTTTGATAGTATTGATCTTTACCCAAGCACCGACTGCAAGTTGCTCTTCGACTTTCTTCTTTGACAGAAGACCACGAGGTTTCTCTTCAAGATTAGTCGTTCGCGATTCCGGAGCATCAAGACCAGCGAGGCGAACCCGTTGGTTAGATAGAATAACATTAAATCCAAGATCAATGTCGATATCAACAGTGTCTCCGTCGATGACTTTGATGACCTTACACTTATACTGGTACATATTAGCCTTTTAACACCGAGATTCCCTTGTTGTACTTAGCAGTTCTATCCTCAAGCCCATGGGTTCCGCCATTGATAATCTTCGAAACAGTAATTACATCCCAAACAGAGGATAACTTCCTCGAGTCCCAATACCAAAGAGCAGTCTGAAGAGCAATAGTCTTATCAGTGCGAACCTGATCAGGATTAGTTACGAGCCTGTCATCCTTGAACAGAGCCTGTGAGCACTTGGTAAAGTTTTCCTTACCAGTCAGCTGGATAAGACCAGACCCACGATACTTATAGCCTTCTCCGGATGCCTCTGGGCCATTACCCATACGACTGGCATAAACTCGATTGCCAATCTTCACAGGTTGTCGATGGTATTGCGCAACATCAACTCCCCTGAAATACTTAGGAAAGACCACAAGTAGTCTCTCACCTGAGTAGTTTAGGTTCTCGCTAATAACATTCAACTCACCACTCTCATGTCCACATTGAGCAATGAACATTGAGATTTGTTGCGGAGTCGTAATTCCGAACTTAGGTAACTGATCATTAAGGGCAGCAGACCAGCCTACTGGATCTTTACAGTTAGGTAGGATGCTGCGTAGTTGGTCTGCTGTAATCATTTTAATATCCTAGTTTGTCACATGCTACGATGAATGATTTCACTAATGATGATCTCACAATGTCATCTGGCGTAAATTCAATCGACTGAAACTCTGGCATCGTATATAGCACTTCGAGGAATTGCTTCAGACCAGAGATATCATTCCTTGATTTTACCAAGTCATTCTGCTTCAAGTCACCGACGAAGATTATCTTCGAGCGATGGCCAGTGCGAGAAATAACTGATGACAGTTCATGCCATGTCATACTCTGGCATTCATCGACGATAATGATTGCATCATCAATACTGATACCACGAATGGCAGTAGTAGAAATAAACCTAGCGAACCCTTGTTCCTTCAGGCGTTCCCAAGCATCTGGGCGACCAAACAGAGTCTGGCTAATTTCTTTATATGGCTGTTCATAGATAGCCATCTTCTCATCCAAGTCACCTGGAACGAATCCCTGGTCACGCACCTGGACTGCACTTCTAACAACAACTACTTGCTTGAAGGAATTGGTTTTATCCAGAATTTCCTCGATTGCTTTGAGCATTGATAGAAATGTCTTACCGACGCCTGGACTACCAAATAATCCGACGCAATATGCACCGCCGCGATATAGATCAAAGAACTTACGTTGATTATCAGTTAGAGGCTCGAATGTCTTGAGATGGTCGAGTTTAATCTTAAGAGAATTATTAGCAGGCTGGTGGCGATGCATTGCCTCATCGCCATCAATTTGTTCTTCTCTTTTTTGTACTGGTGTTCTTCTCGTTGCTGCCATGTGTTTCTTTCTTAGTAAAACCCTTCAGATTTTGTTCTTGATAATACATCATGCCATCTTCTAATGGGACTCGTAGTATCAAACTGAAAGATAGGGGTTATATCAATTCTAGAAGTAAGAGGCTTTATATCGTCAGTCAGATTGTCTAGAATTAATGGATCACATAACGAACATTCATAATACACAAGAACCATATGGGCAGAAACATTATTCCTGCCATAAAGGAACTTTAGTTTTGATTGATCTACACCAGCTATCAATAAACTAAAGTATTTCAGTAACGCATAATCTTCACAATCCCCTGCTCCTCTGGTCAGGGTTTCTACTGGAGTTGCCCAATAATCAATGGCTTCCCAGTTATCAATATCAGTTTGGAATTGAATATCTTTATTTACTCTTTCGTTGATCATTGATAACTTCTCTTTATCAGGAAGTTTCGATGATATCACAATTGTACTTAGTAGAGGGTTAGCCCTGTCAAGGACTTCTGCGGATTTATCTTTTAACGATTCTGCAATGAGATCTGCGTCCCAGGCTGAAACAACCGAGGACGCAAATGACAAAATAACAGAAACTAAAAGATTACGCAAGTTAGAATGAGTTGCGTTCGCTCAGAGTACCCTTCGGATTTGCCGCATGGATTTTCTGAAGAACTTCTTTCATACCACCATCTCTACCACGACCCAATCTATCTGGTGCGATTGCCATTGGTGACCCAATCTGCCATTCTCCGGCAGTGGACTTGCATTCAGGGCAAGCAAATTCATTTGACTTCTCGCTGATCTTGCAGGTAATCTCAAACACTGCTTCACAACTCGAACATCTTCTATCGTATAGAGGCATATGCCCTCCTAAGTGTATCACACTTTCTATTTAACCACCAATCCAGGAGGGAACTGGGCGACCAGCTACTTTGCCTTTCCAGGAATGAATATGTGGTTTACCGAGGCGATAATAATTACGATAGGACTCAACTCCATCAGCTACTTTGTAGTCATCAGGCATAGCCAACAGGATTGGGGTCATTTCACCAATGGGAATATTGGTCGGAAGAATCTCTAGACGAGAAATAAGTCCATCTGTTTCGCACTTGTGCTTCCTTCCATAACGGAAAGTGTACTCGGTGGCAAGACTAGCCAACAGAGCCTGGAGCCACCTGTAGTTCCCCGAAGATTTACGTGCCCAGATTGCGCTGGGATGGTTGCTGTGAGTTGCTTTGTACAGGATAGAGTCCCTGTCATCGTCCAGCCTCCACGTAGTAGTGCGGCGACCTGTTTTGGAGAGGGATTCTGATTGTTTTCCATCGAGTAGTCTGTGGGCAGTTGAGAGAAGTTGACTATATTCGAGTATCATCTTGACGACGTGTTTATCAAGATGGAACTCGGCGCAAATAACTGGGTCTTTATCAAGTTGGAAAATGTTCATACTAAATTTAATTTGTCACTTTCGACATTGACTACGAACTCATAATACATCTTCTGTTCTTCGTCTATATTTGGAGTAATGACGACTGTGCCGAGGGATTTAGATATAACCCTCCGCACAATCTCATCCATACTAGCCAATGCCTCCGTGTCGGTACTATAGATCACGAAGGTAGCATTCATATCGTGTAGTCAACCACGTGAACGCAGTTCTGAATCCATCCTTTATTTTCGAATTCTTCCATAGTCAGGTTAGGCTGTTCTGTCTCACGGATGATCTTGACCATATCGCTCTTGTTTACTTCTCGAGCAGTGATAATATGTTCACCCAGATGATGCTGGAAATAATGCTCAGCCTCTTCCATTGCTACAGTATCCAGTGCATGCTCTTCACTTTCGCACTCGACGAAATATACATGACGGAAGGAGGAAACTGTTTCTACGGCAAATGTCTTCATTTTAGTTACTTTCTTAAGGATTACTTGGCCATTATCATTTACTGTCCAGTCTAGGGTATCACCGATGTTCCAGCCAAGTTCATATGTAACTTCAACAGGAAGATCAAGAATGTACTCACCAGTTTCCGGATCAAGAATAACTTCACTTGTATAGGTAGTCATAGGTTCACATTGCTCCATTTAGATAGTTTCTCACGTTTGTTCAGAGTCGCTGCATGCACAGTATCTGCATTGATAATACCCTTTCGTTCAAGGATATCAATCATACACATCAAGTCACCAATCTCCTCTTCCAGATGCTGTTTGTTGGTCGGGGCACCAATCGGCCATTGACCATCCATCCCGAATCGGAAACACTTGGAGATAGCCTGAATTACTTCAGCGCACTCCTCCAGAGTTATAGTTAGCAGTTCAGTTTCTTGCTTGTTCATTGTCCAAAGATCCTCGTCAGTTCATAAAATGTATGTTCAATATCATCATCACGATGCAGGATCGCAACACCACCCACTTCCCGATATTTGTTGACGACTCGTTCTGTATCGTCAATCAAGACTCGATCAGGAGCAGCGAATAAAGCCTTCTTGCTACCACCTGGAACAATGTTCACTGGGTAATGGATCAGTTTGCTGTTCAACCAGATCTTCTTCTGCATCTCGACTTCTTCATGATGCAGAGCACCACCAGAAGAACTCAGGATCTCGATGTCAACATCAAGCCCATCGACGAACTCAAGCAGACGTTTGGCGTTCGGCATATATTCCAGGTTCACGAAATGGTGACCAAGAATAAACTCCTGGAAGTTCTTGTCTGATTCAGCAGATTGCTTGGCGACCAGAGCTGGGTCAATCCCGAACACTTCTTCATACTTCTTATTGAAGTTGGCGAGGACGCCATCCATATCAAGATATATTTTCATTCGCACACCAAGATCCGAGGAAAATCAGCACGATCAAACATAAACTGGCCATTCAGAGGCGCAGTAAACTTGTCCGTTTTAGTTTCAACAACTTCGTCTTCGAAGATGCGACCGACCAGGTGGCAGGTCACAGTTCCATTCGCTTCCGAGATCTCTTCCACGAGACCGAGCATATAGCAGGAGTAATCGCCAACAAAATCAAACGACTTAACCAGATCACCAACTTTCATTTTTCTTTCCTTTTCAATTCGATAAGTTATTATACCTCGAAATTGAATAAAAGTAAAATGATTTCAGTCTAAGACACTCCACATCGTTTTCTGCTCTTGATCAAGAATAGTCTGTAATTGCTTTACTTCGATGCCATATTTGTTGAGTAGGTCAACTCCGGATAAGTCTCGGTATGTATCTCGGTAAATTACCTTCCATATTCCTGCATTGGCCATAAGCCTAGAGCAGTTGATACAGGGAGCCATCGTTACGTATACAACTGCTCCCTCAACCGAGACTGAAGACCTGGCCATCTTCATTAACAGGTTTTCCTCAGCGTGGATTACTTCTGCCCTGGTATTTCCGTTCTCATCTTCACAGACATTACTTGTTCCTGGCAGAGTTCCATTGTAGCCAAAGGCAAGGATGTTTCTATCTCTAACAGCCACTGCTCCGACTTGGGCTCGTTTAGCATAACTAAGATTGGCTGCGCCAGTGGCCACATCCATATAGAACTGGTGGAACTTTGACATTATTCGAAGTATCCAATCGCCTTTAGGTTCTTCATAGTCAGATTCTTGAACATCTTATGCAGTGTCTGTTCCTTAACAGCAATAAGAATCTTGGCATCAATTTCGCTGACAGATTCTAGTGCCTGGATAAACAGACTTTCTCGACGAAGAGGAATTAGTTCTGCTCGTTGGAAGTTCTCGATCTTCTTTGCGATTTGCCAGAAAGCACCACTCAACTGATCTGGGTGCTGGAGATTCCCCTTAAATGGAGGGATGCCCTCTGGAAGAACGAACTTCTTCTCAGGGATGTAGGCAGCTTCCATTAGGTTACGGAGATATCTGTTTCCGCTGTGCTGCTTGAGAGTATTGATATCGACATTAGCAGCAGAGATAATTTCAGAGATATTGCTCATAGTTAGAATGCCTGTAGGTCATTTAGAAGTAATCGGCAGCGATGTTCCATCAAGTAACACATAATTGCATTTAGGTCACGCTTCGGTTGTTGCTCATGATATACAGAGAGAATTTTCTCCTGTACTTCATTAGGTATATAGTCAAAATCAATCAGGGTGCGGTTACGTTGGAAGTTACGTTGATCAACATCAGACAGACCAGTCTGCGTCTTAAACCGATCCATTACCTTGGCTGTAACTGGTTTCTGACGACCATCTACGGTAAAGATATTATCCGGAGAAAGCACATTCGGAACTCCATCACCTGCATCACCCTTGATAACTTTCTCAAGTAGGAAGTCTGGTTCTGGCTTGGCCACGAACTTCTTCATCAATGGATTCCACTGACGGACATTCTTGAACTTATGCAGCTGCTTGAAGTCACCATCACTTGACACGATCAGGATCGGAGCAGGATCAGATACCAATCCCTGCTGGACTGTGTCATTCTCCGTAAGGTACTTGGTCAGAACAGCCACAATGTCGTCGCCCTCTGCCTCATCGACCTTGATAGCTCGGTATGGAAAGATCGTGCGCAGTTCTCCGAGCAACTCAGAGGCGAAGGTAAAGATCGTATTCCAATCAGTATTGGACTTCTCACGCGAACCCTTGCGCGATGCCTTGTAGTATGGGAAATACCCACGACGCCAGTTCTTCCCACCATCAGCGCAGAGAATTACCTCACCATACTTGGCTGAGTAGTCGGTCTTATACTTCAACAGACTAGACAGGGTGGCATGACGAATGATGTCAATTGCTTTCTTGGTGTCCTTGCCTTTGTCCATATCAGAACCGAAGGCAAGGCAACTAGCAATTACCAGCTGACTATAATCAATAAGGATTGCCATAATCTTTCACTTAAAAGTAGCGAGGAGGAGGGTGTCGGCATTAATCCGACCATTCGGTACAACAGGCTTCGCAGTCAGTGCCTTCATAAACTGGCCATACACACGCTTACCCCTATCCGAGAGAGGAGACAGAGTCTCTGGCTTACGCACAGTCTTCTGACCAGACTTCTCCATATCATAATTCATGATCGTCGTACCCTTGACAGTCAGAGTCATACCATCCAGAGCCTTGTAGACCTGCATCTTGCGAGTCTTGGTATTGAAACAATACAACTCATCAGCTCCGACGATCGACGTCGGGCTAACCGACTTCAGACCGAGATCATCATTGGTAGCAGCGAACTTCATCTTCGCCACGATCACACCGACTGGCTTTGCCTTCGGAGTACGAGTCTTGCGAACCACGACCTTCTTCATCTGAGTCAGACGCTCGGTCAGGGTCTCATACGCAGCCAGCAACTTCTTCAGCTCGGTCTTCTTGAAGTTGCTATAGCCTTCAACCAGATACTCATCGTTACCAGCTACTGCCTCACGCAACTCGAGCAAGGTACGCTGAATCTTCAGAGCGACCTTGTTGGCCACAGGAGTCGTCAAAGGATTCTTCATCAGGCGATCAATATCAGGAATCGCCTTACGATCCATCACGAACTCGTCGAGGATGCCATTGAAGTCAGCCATGAATTCCTTGGCTTTGTCTTCCATCAGATCCTGGACGCTGACCTTCTTGACAGCAACTTCAGCGACAGCTGGCTTGGACAGATCCTTGATCCGAATGAATTCATTCTGAAGGAAATCCATCTCTTTGTCTTCAAGAGCATTGCCCAGAGCCAACATACGGCACAGGGTGCCAGCAGTGCGGAACTCGCGGTCATGGATTTCGCTCGTAGGAAACTTTGCTTCCTTCTTGAAGTATGCGAGGAACCAAGCCTTCTTCTGCTTGTTGTCGTACTCTGCATTGTAGTAATTCAATGCGTGCATCAGGCTAGCCTGATAGCGCAGGTTGTTGACTTCTGGCTCGCCAGTCTTCTTCATCAACTTTTCGACGATCGCGAGACGTTTCGCAGTAGTAGCCATTTCTTTCCTTTCAAATTTCGATAAGTTATTATACCTGAACTTTGAATAAAAGTAAAATCAAAGCAGATAGGCAAACACGCGCATGATCTCTCGTTTGAGATCATATGGACTCTTGAACGTCTTCTTGTTGAACTTCATATAGTTCGGGCTATAGATAGCGATGGAGTTCTCCTTGGGTAGTTCAAAGAAGTAGACATGGCCACGTGGCTCCATCAACTTCTCGTATACGTAGGGAACTCCCATAAAGAACAGGGTATCCTTAATTTCTTCTCTCGTCTCAGGTGGATTCCATGCCATCAGATTTCCTCAAAGTAGGAATATATTATACCTGAATCCTGAATAAATGTAAAATGCCCCGAAGGGCATTGTTTAGACGAACTGAGCGAAGTTTGGTGGTTGCCATCCATCTGGCTTAAGAATCTTACCATCGGGGCGACGTTTGACTACGCCAGTCTCTGGGTCGATCTTGCTTAGGTTGCTCTGAGCACCTTCTGTCCACATTGCTGGCATATCCCAACCACGAGACATAGCATAGCCAATAGCTACCCAGCAGAGATCGAAAATAGCATCTGCTGTCTCGGTATCATCTTCAGCACTCAATGCTTCCTGTAGTTCGGTATATTCTTCCAGGATCAACTTGCGATACAGCAATGCCTGTGTTCCATTATCATGAGCAACTGTCTGGCCAACTGCGACCATAAACTTCTCAACATCTTCAATACATGTGCTCATTAAGCTGCTTTCGTTGTTTCAAATACTTGGTTGTACACTGCCTCGAACTCATTCTGTTCTTCGACAGTGGTGAAGAAATTCTGCTTGTGATAGACTCGAGCCATCTTACGCAGGATCTTCTTATCTATCTCATAGTTATCAGCGAAGTCCTTGATGGCTTCCCTCTGAAGAGTACGTTCTGCTTCTCCACGAAACATCGAGGAACTCATCTCAATACAGAATTCCTTGAGAGCCTTCTTACCAACATCATCTAGCGAATTCACATTCATTATACAACCTCCATGGTCTTAATTGAATTAGGTCGGATCGAACGCCACTGTTCGAGGTCAATATCAAACACAGGAACAGCAGTAGTTGCTTCCTCAATAACAGTTGCCTTCTTAGGCGCAGCTTCGGCTGGGATCCTGTCACTCATACGCGTGCAGACCATCTTCCGAATCGTACCATCTACCTTCTCGAATTCAATGTTGTAGACATTAGTAGACATAGCCGTAGCAAATTCAATAGCATTCATTTCAAATCTCCAATCATATTAGCAGTCAATTTATCATCACGAACTTCAACAAAGATCGGCAGGAACAACGACTTGATCGTCGATGTCTTATTGCTGATCAATGCATTATACTTGCATTTCACAATTTTCCCAAAATAATAATCAAATGGTTTCTGACGATCTGCTTCAGTAAAGCCAGATCCGACGTCAAACTTTACCAGACCATCGGCGGTCTTGCAGGTCAACGAACCGACCCATCCTGGCACCTTCGTGTGCTCAGTAACACCAATTACTTCGGCATCGATATCTTTTTCTTCCTTGAGTTTGATCATCTTCTTACTACGACGATCCTCCCAATGCATATCAGCGAACTTCAGGATTGCACCTTCTTCGCCGCGCTCGAGCATTTCTTCATAGAACCTCTCTGCTTGCTCCAAGTTAGACACAACCCTGGACTGGACCAACAACACCAGCCCTGGAGTCATCGATGCTTGTGCTTCCATCAAGTTCTTCAGACGTTCTTTGTATGGAACCTCGCAATGACAGAATGAGAATGCTGTCAGTGGAATCATATCCCACACAACATACCGGAACCGAGCTGCTTCTTGTGGAGTAATCGTACCGCGAACTGCCTTGGTAAAGAAACCATTACCAGTCTTGCGATCCTCAACTCCTGTACCTGACAAGACAACCAACTCGCCATCGAACACATAGCCAGGGAACTTACTCAGCAAAGTGTCAAAGAACCCATGGAGCATCAATGCCTTACCATTCCGTGAGCGGAAGTCTACTGTACCATCATCAAGTACCCTAGCCATTGCTCGGCCACCATCCATCTTCGTCTGAACGATGTAACCATCTTTCTTCGGTACAATTGATGCAGCTGCCTTCTCATCCATCTTCGATGCCAGCATACAAGGCATCTCTGGAATCAGACCTGGCCAAACTTTGTTACAGATGGCAGTACCGACGTTACAATCCAGATCTCGATTGATGATCTTGATGAGGATTGATCGGTCTTTCTCAGTCAGGCTAGTCAGAACACCTGCCAAGAAATCTCGGGCAGCATGTCCTGTTACCTTACGCCCAGCGAGCTGACCAAAAACAGAACTGAGCACTCCGATGGTAATTTCTTCCTTACCACCAGGAACACCTGCCCAGACATTCTTATCTACTGTGATGTAGAAGTTGAAGAATGGGTTCTCCGTCAGATTGAACGCTGTCATAAGGACTTCGTTGTCCTTATTGGCTTCGAGGATCTGCTGCTTGTTCAGCGTAGAGGAATGATCCTTCAGAGCAGAAATAATGTGGTATAGTTCACTCATGGTTTATTCCGGTATTATTCTGGTAGTACTCGACTTCGAATTGGTGCCACTTCGGCAGCTGGCCATCAGGGAAATACTCACAGAGTGTATTTTCTAAAAGATGATCTGCGTCATCCAGGTTGTCGGCTTCGATTTCGATCCGAATAGGACCAAGGGTATAGGCATATATTGACTTCATATATTCCTTAGAAAATCACCACTTCGTCCTGGTCCACTTCCACACGATCAATGGGATCAGTCATGCCCAATTCCGTGTTCCACACCGTGACTTCCATGTCCTGGTCCATCCCACGCAGCACTTCAATCAATTCTGAAACAGTCATAATATACTCCGATTAGAAAGGAAAGTCTTCAAACACTTCGATGTCAACTGGCTCACCTTCGAAGGTGTATGGATCAGCAGCGACCCAAGCCAGGAGTTCTTCGTTCTTCCTGTGGCACTCAATCTCTTCCAGGATCGTCTGGATTTCTTCGGAGGAGTAGCCTTGGGAAATCAGATATTCAGTCATTTTTCTTTCCTTTTGCGTTTCGATAAGTTATTATACCTCGAAACGAAATAAAAGTAAATTACTGAAATCCTACTATTTTCGTCGCATAAGTCGTTGATTCAACACGAAATTTTCTACCACTAGGTGCGTGCAAGCAGAAAGTAGCATCAATTCTCTCTCAAGAGGGGAATCTACGTAAATTACCTTATCTACGATTGAATTCGCAATAAAACGATAAGTATCTTCTTCATTGATGGGCAACATACCAAAGTCCGTAGGATCGGTCTTTTCCATCTCCATGGCCATCTCTACGACAGCATCAAGCAAACTCTTAGGATTGATCATCTTGTTTCCTGCGCCATACTTCAACTGATAAGTTTCCGAACTCTTCAAGCAGATCTTTGTTAGACCAGGTACGTAGGTCTTCCATAACTGGCCACCCGAGGTCTACATTTATTTTGTAGACCTGCTCTATCAGGAAATCTCTTATCCCCATTTTGCTTCAGACTTGATAAGTTTACGATGCTGAATGAAACCACGAAGGTTACCCGACCAGTAGTTCTCATCCCGATCCATATGGGTAATACCTTCTTCCCAAGTACTTGGATCCTTATGAATAGAATACAGACCAGAATTCTTGTATTTCATCGGAGTCGCCTGATGTTCAATCGGCGAGGCATGGATTGGTTCAGACTCAATCAACCTAGCGAAGATGTCCTTGGCTTTCTCCAGTGAGTCATCATTCCTACGATAGGAAACTTGAGCACAGCAGCTGGCAGATACCTTGATTGCATCTTCTTTGGTTAGTTGGAAACCATCAGAGTCAAAGTAACGCAGAACTCCATCTATATCTCGTTCTGTCTTGACATAAGGAACATGCCATTCACCTGACTTAATAAGTATTGATTCTGATTGTTCTAGGCACTTAACAATGCAATCAGCCAGTTCAAAGAACTCTGGTTGAGCATCTGGATGATGGCGAAGCCAGATAAGGTTAGCCCATTCGGTACCAGAGATGACAGTCTTCATCATCTGGAATGGCTCAGTAATTCTGTTGGCAATCTGCTTATGCAGGCCCATATCACTTAGTACAGTGGAATGGCTTAGCATAGAATCTCTGGCTGCATTCCACACTCCAAGCGCACCTTGCTTTACGAGATCTTCTACTTCTTCCTTGGCACTCATTCCTGGTTGGTTCTTACCCCAATGTACAGGCATTGCGGTCTTTTCCATAATGGTCTCATGCATCTTCTTGATAGGAATTGCCCTGGAACTCGCGGCATTCTTACTCAACATCCGATGCGTCATCAACTCTGCGTGGATGAATCGTGGATATTCCAGTTCCATAGTTACCATCCGACCACCAACACAAACTGAGTCAGCGATAACTGTACAGGAGATATTATTCGTGCCTTCAATTCTTAACATCATAATTCCTAATTAAAAAATCATTCGTGTCAGTCCGATCAAATCAATCGAGACTAGGAGCATGTAATTCGCGAGCATTCCAAAAGAGCGGCGAGTATAGGCAGCCCATGAATACAAAGAGCAACCAAAAATCCAAAGAGGATACAACAAAAGAAGAGGCGGATCGGGTACTGTGATAGCCATTGTGAGAGCGCACCCAACGCTAATAGCCCAAGCAACCAACTCAACCAAAAAGCGAAACGGATTTGATCTATAATCATACTTTATCCATATAATCATCGTAGGGATGATATCCACAATCAATCCCAGAGTCCACGATAGTATTTACCAAATAACTTGAACCCATTGTCAATTCGGTCTGAATAAACCTTAGCACCTTCATGATCATATACATGGGTATGGTTTGGACCATGGAACATCTGCGAGCACTTTTCCGTCTTGCCAGTAATTGGGTTTTCATACCCAGTCTCAGACTCTTTCCACTGCCAGTCATGCTCACCAGAGTGGAACTGCTTCTCCCAATCATTGTCTGGATGATGTTGCTCAAATGCCCAGATCATCTCATCAAGTATCCACTCCCAACGAAGGTGATGGTTACTATCCGTATCCCACTCATTCTCTTTGGGTTCAGCAGAAGTTGACCGAAGATTCTCTGGCACATCTGCGTCATCGACATAAGGCGAGCCATGCTTGGTTGCCTGTAGTTGCTTCAGCATTGGTAGGATAATATATGCAAGAGTACCATCCATATTCCAGGTATCATACTTGTCGATACGCACTTCGATCTTGCGCTTCTTCTTGGAATCTACCCAAGTAAGAAACTTACAAAGTGTATTGGACTGGGTGTCATCTACCAGAACATTCTTTAGAGAGATCACTTTATTGGAATCGCCTGCGAGCCATTGACCAAAGTTGTGAACACAATTGTCATTCTCCTTATCCATCCAGAAAAGGATCTTCTCTGCCAGTTGGTATGGACCGAACCAGCTCTTATGTGGACCAATATCGACTTTCATTCGCACTCAGTCCATTCTGTTGTTACTACGATTTTCTCGACTAGTTTTACCTTAGTCAACTCAGTGTATGGCGGATTTACCCCATGCCAGGAATTATACTTACTAATATACATACTAAACCGATAGTATTCATCGAGGCAATTGACGATCCAAGTATCACAGTAACCATGTTGGGTTACTTCTGTATTGATACATTTGGAATCTGCTTGTTGCGTTAAAGCAACTGCTTCTTCGAGTTTTATTTTCTTAATCATTTTCAATCCATTCTAAAACATCAAAGTATTCTCTGAACCTAAGTCTGGCATCATACATATCTAGACCGAGGATATTAGCAGAAAGAGTATTGCCTTCCTGCTCAACATCGAATGGGCAGATCTTCGTAGATGACAGGATAGCAGTAAAATCAACTACTGCCTTTACTTTATATATCTTCCCATTTGTCAGTCTATTCACGAAGTCATATGACTCATTATGTGCGTCGGCAAGAGTATTAAACCATGCATCAGCAGCATCCTGAGTGTCAAACCTCTTGGATATAATTGACCCTGTGATTGGGTTAATCCAGAACCACTGTTCCTGTCCATTAAATCTTTGCTTCATCAGATGAGCAAGAATTTCTTTTCCTTTGAATTTCATAATGAAAGTATACCTTTGTTTTTTATAAAAGTAAAGTTATTTATTATCTAAATAAAGATAGTTAAACAATTGGAGTTGTAATGAAAATAAAATTCATATTATTCACTTTGCTGTCATCATTATCTTTTGCAACAGCAGCACAGACCTTCTCTGTTGAGGGTAAGATGTTTAATTCTAATCCCTGCGCAAAAGAATGGCGTGCTTGCAAAATAAAAGAAAAAACAGTTGTTGCTTATGGTGCCAATGACAAATTCGTGTTAAAAGAATTCGCAGCTGGTAAAGTATTTTGCACAAACTGGAGTTTTGGTAAAGATCCAATAAAGGGAACCCTAAAGGCTTGTTATTTACCAGCTCCTGCACCTGAACCTCCTGCTCCGACGCCAGAGCCACCTCCCCAACCTCCTGCTCCGACGCCAGAGCCACCTCCCCAACCTCCTGCTCCTGCTGCGTCAGCACCAATCAGACCCACGTTTACCTACAATGGTCATGAGTTTTCCATTGCTAGTTGTGGTGACGGCATGGGCAGAAAGTGCACTGTTACTATCGATACAATGATTGCTTATGGACCTAATACTTCTTTTGATGTAAACCCAGCGGGTCCTTATGTCATCAAGTCGGTTGGTCCAGGCACTTATTCTTGCAGTGTGAGTACTTTTGGTAGTGATCCAAATCCTGTATTACGTAACTTTGAAAGAGCTTGTTATATTCCAGTGGCAGCGTTGCCTGTTGTGGCACCATTTGTCATGCCAGAAGTACCCATGTCCATGATGTCACATAATGTACTGCCAGACATTCCACCAGGCACTTGGAGTCGTGTTGCTTTGGTCGACCAACCATACTCATTTGAGGGTACAAAGATGGTTCGTTGGGGCGATGGAGTCAACAAGTGGTTCTATCGTCAGGACACACTGGGTGGGACCTGCTCTCGTCGCTATTTGAATTATTGGCACAATGACCTAAAAGAATGTCAGGTGTTTACGCCAGCCAGCACCGCGCAGAACCTGAGCATGAAAATGGGCGATATGCCTGTAGTAGATATAAATCAAGTGCCCAAAAGAGCCGCTGGCTTTAGCGATCTACGTTTGAAATTTTATGCAACTGACGATATTACCACTTCCGATATCGGTGCTTTCAGAATGATGTGTGGTTACAGCCACATGGGATTTAACGATCCCATCATATACCCTGGCCAGAACGGAGCATCACATCTACACACATTCTTTGGCAATACCGGAGCAGATGCGTTCAGTACCACTGACAGTTTGACCAACACAGGCAATTCCACCTGTGGTGGTGGTATCGCCAATCGTAGTTCATATTGGGTTCCAACCATTATCGATACTCGTACCAACACCCCTCTTCAGGCAGAGGCCAATCAAATTTACTACAAGACTGGATATCACTATATTCCTCCTAGTTTGATTCAGCCACTACCAGCAGGATTAAGAATGATTGCTGGTAATGCCAAGGCTACGGACAATGCCAGCGGCAGTAGTTTTGGTTACAGTTGCCAGAGTGTTCCTGATGGAGTAACTGCTCCACCAGGCGGTCGTGCTATACCCAATTGCCCTGTTGGCAGCACACTGGTAATGGGTGTACATTTTCCGCAGTGTTGGGATGGTGTCAACCTAGACAGTCCGGATCACAAGTCACATATGGCTTATCCTAAATTTGGTTGCCCATCAACTCATCCAGTACCACTTACTAATATTTCTTTTAATATCTATTACAAAGTAAAAGAACCTAACATTGACACCTACTGGAGACTGAGTTCAGACAACTACCCCATGGGTACTCCTGGTGGCTATAGTGGCCACGGAGATTGGTGGAATGGTTGGAGTGGTTTGATGAATACTTGGATGCTGAACTGCAACCAACGCAGCAGAGATTGTCATACTAACAATCTGGGTGATGGAAATCGGATGCTTGGTTATTAAGAGGATAGTTCCCGTTCCGAACGGGAACTATCCAGTCGTTCGATCTCATTCGCTGCTTCTTCTAGGAGATCAGCGATTCGATCTGGTTCACCTTCCTGTACACTCTTGCGAGTAAGTATCTTTCGCCGAATCTCAGCACGTTTCCGCAGTCGGTAGACTAGGTCTTCACTCATTCTACTCCGAAGTATCGCTTGATAAGTTGACCATCATACACTGGTTCATAGTGTTTCTCAATAACAAGGCAGCATTCCTGTAGGATCAACTCGGCGAACTTTTCTGCTACATGCAGATGAGTTGTTTCGAATTGTTTTTCCTTACCAGCTGCGACCATTGCAGTGTCATAGAGTTGTCGTATTTTTTCGTTCATTCTTCAACTCCGAAATGTTTCAGTACATATGAGCCAGCAGTATCATACTGATGAGCATTCATTGTTGCGATATCAGCACATTCCCGCACAATCAACTCAGCAAACTGACGCAAATCAAAATCACCGATATACTCACGATCAGATGCGTGTTCTTTCTTGAGACCTGCTTGTTTGGCCAATTCTAGAATACGTTCGTTCATCACATCTTCTCCCACATTAGGGCATATGGGTCGGACCCGCGCTCACGAACATCAATCTGCCTTGTCTTCACTTTACACCTACGATATACTGACAATGCACGTTGAAAATTTGGAGTGATAAGGAAATTCCTGAAGCCACCTCCGCGCGTATTCTTCCAAAATCCAGTGGCGACGTAGTACCTCTTTTTAGGATAGCAGTACATCACCATTTTGGTTCTTCCTCCAGATCATTCTTCAATCTTTTATGGAAGGTTTCTTGACCATCATCACCAGAAACCAGCCAATCAATGCGGTGTGCATAGATAATAGCCTTCTTCAAATGATCTAGTCCAATCTCGAATTCTTTGATAGTTTCTTTGGAGTAATGGCGTCCAATGGGATAATCATACGGATCGAGTGTATCAGAATTATTACTTAGAATCAACTGCTCGATTTCATCCGCAATACGCTGAATACGATACTGTTCATAATTAAAATGACCACCAGACATATTGTCTCCTTACTTGGCTACTACTTTATCCATAACAGGTTTGAACTCTTTCTGAATTGCCTCGATGCACATTTCTGCACCACTCAGTTCTTTGAGAGACATATCCTTCTTTTGTTTGGACATAATGTAGATACACTCAGTCACGACGAACATCGTGTACCTGAACAGCTCCTTATCATCAAAGCAATGGATATCGCCTTTGGTGACTTCGGAGTATGGGTTATGGGGATTCGTCAGCGAAAGAAACGCAAAGTGCTTGAGGTGCTCTTCCATATTAAATCCGATCAAGTTGGACAGTCATACCTTCCCACGTACCAGCGATGCCATTGGCTTTAGCAGTTGGCATCGGAGCAAAGTATTTACGAACTACTGGAGTCTCCAGGCAGACAAGTGCCTTCTGGAGAGCAGCATTGGTTTCGTAATGATCACCGATACCATTACGGATGGCCTTGGTAGTAGAGAAGAAATGCACACCATTCACAATTACGCGGAACTTCATAATATACTCCTTAACGATAGCCAACAAGAGGGAATGCCTTCGTTACGATGGCAGTAGTCGGGCAACGATATGTCAGAACATCCCTGCCCTGAATATCTTCCTCGCAACCATCGATGCGGATCTCACCAGCCAGGTGCTCATCACCACAGGCGCAGCACCGAATATAGTGCACTGGCACAGCGACGATCTCAAATTCTTCCATAATTTACCTCATTTCGTTTCGATAAGTTATTATACCTCGAAACTGAATAAAAGTAAATTAGTTCCGGTTACTTTATCCGGAGCCAACTGACGAGTGGCAGTGTAATTACTCGGACGCCTGTTACCGTAGCGTCAAACAGCCCTAAGGTGGGATTATGCGCCGACTACTTCGTCAGCGACTTCAACTGGTTGCTCTGGTGGCATCTGCCCCAAAGCCTGCGCACGGATCTTAGCAATAAGATCCGACACAACACTATACTGTCCTGCTGCCAATGCGCTCAGAACAACATTGACTTCTTCAAGATTAAGAGCCAGATTAAATTCAAACACTTTCTTGTCTTCCATGTTTTACCTCAGTAGTTAATAGTTTAGTTTGGTAGAATGGTCTTGATTCTGTCAGCACAAATACTAGCTGCCCAGGAATTTGGCTTCACAACAGGATCAATTCCACACACACCCTTTATATAGCCCACTGCCTCATTGAGAGCACAGGAACTTCCGTGTATTTCCAGAGGATTGATATCTAGATGTAACTCTACATGTTTATCCTCAAGAAAATCTGCACACTTTAGATACAACTCAGCGATCTTCATCACCTCTGTCATAAGTCTCATCTTCGGACGGTCAAGTCTCTTATCATATTCGCGTTCACGATGCACTTCACCGAATACCTTGGCTCCATGTTTTCCATCAATGTGAATCGCAACTACCAAAAGGTAATCTACCATCCATACATCATTTACATTAATTCTTTCAGAGTCTGCCCCGAAATAAATCCTAGTAGTTTCTGATTGAGATTCAATAAAATCTTTTAGTTCACCCAAGTCAATTGTCATCATACTTTGCTAATCTCATCGTAATCTCATCACAATTTGCTAATCTCATCAGACAGAAATCAGGTTCGTCTTGAATATATTCCAGCATTCTTGCCAAGACCACTTGCTACTTGATTTCTCAACAGAATCTCGATTGAGTAATAAACACCAATCGACATTCTCAGCAAGATCTTCACCCATAAATCCGTTAACACCAGGTTCAATAATATCAATTGGGCCAGGAACTTTATATGCTGCTACTGGAGTTCCCATTGATAATGATTCGATTATAACGATGCCGAAAGTATCAACCCTACTCGTAAAGACAAACACATCTGCATTGGCATAATACTTAGCCAGTTCTGTTCCTCGTTTCGTACCGACGAACTGCACATCTGGGTACTTAGCCTGTAGTTCTTTTCGCATTGGACCATCACCAACTACGATCTTAGTAGCACCTGGAAAGTCAAGATTACAGAAATCCTCGATACCTTTTTCTTTGCTAACCCTACCTACACTCAGTAACACCTTACCATTATACTCTGATCGAAGAGATTTGTCAAATATAGTTCTGTCAACTCCGCGAGTCCATGTGATTATTCTAGAGCCGAATTCATGTTCTTCCAGTTCCTGGACCATGGTCTTTGTGGTGGTTAGAACTTTACCACTGTGTTTGTGGAACCAGCGAAAGTATTTGTAACTGATACATTCTGGAATACCATACAACTTCTTCAGGAACTCCGGAAACTTTGTATGATAACTTGTGTTGTACTTTACTTTCTTACTATCCAAGTAACAGCGAGCAAAAAATCCGATAGGACCTTCCGTAGCGATGTGGATATAATCTGGAGATATGCTCTCAATCTTTTCCGCAATCTTAAACGGGAATGAGAGTTTAATGTCAGCATAGCCAGGACAGTTAATATAATTAAACTGCCTGGGATCAAGATAAACAATATCAAACCCATCGCGATCAGCATACGTTTCAATGTTTTTGAAAGTAGTAACGACGCCATTTATTTGGTCCGGTAAGTTATCAGTGATAATAAGAATTGTCTTACGGTCATTCATCGTGAGGAGTCCACATAATTATTTCCCAGGTTCCATCATGATGCTCTACTAATGCAGTGCACGATTCTACCCAGTCACCATCATTCATATAAACAACGCCATCGATAGTTTTGATTTCTGCGTGGTGTATATGCCCACAGATAACACCATCAAACCCTCTTTTGGCGCAGTACTTCGCGATATTCTTTTCAAAGTGGAAAACAAAATCAATTGCTTTCTTTACTCTATACTTTAGGAATCTACTCAGACTCCAATAACCAAATCCAAGTTTTCTTCTTGCCCAGTTTAATCTGGTGTTCGCACTAAGAATAAAATCATATGCACGATCACCGAGGAATGAGATCCAAGGAGCTAGTCTGGTAATACCATCGAATAGATCACCATGGACTACGAGGTATTTCTTACCATCAACCCCAATGTGTTCATACTGATTGGCTATCTCTACAAGACCAAACCCAATGTTATACGAAAGAAGTGGTCTTAAGAATTCGTCATGGTTTCCAGCAATGTATATTACCTTCGTTCCATCCTTTGAACAACCGAGGATTCTCCGAATAACATTAGTATGGGTTTGTTTCCAACGCCACTTGTTTTGTTGAATCCTCCAACCATCGATAATGTCACCGACGAGGTATAGAGTTTCGCAGCTGTTGTTCTTTAGGAAATCATTAAGTGTCGCTGCCTTGCAGTCTTTCGTGCCCAAGTGCACGTCTGATATGAATATACTTTTGTATTTTGGAATAGTCATACGTTTATTTATAAGTGGTGGGTTATTCTGTTACGAGGAAACCCACCGAAACCCTAAGCAGTAATTAGGCTGCTAATGCGAACTCGCTCGCAAGCATTCATTTTTACTAAATAATAGTGTAAGATACATTTAAATGGAGATAATAATGACAGTGCATTTCGTATATATGTGGTTCGATAAAAGTAGAAAAATGTTCTATGTCGGTCAACATTCTGGGTCATATGATGACACATATACAACATCATCAAGATGGTTATATGGAGAAATAAAATATAGACCCAAAGATTTCAAACGAAGAATCATAAAAACATTCACAACTAAAAACGAAGCACAACGATATGAAGGGTATTTATTATCCCTTATTTCAGAAAATGAATGGAGTGTAAAATACTACAACTCCAAACAAGGAAAACCAAAGGGAATAAAACCTTGGAATGCTGGAAAGAAACAATCTCCAGAACATAATAAAAAGATATCAGATTCTAGAAAAGGTAAACCAACAACTAAAGGTAGAACAAACCCACTAGCAGCAGAAAACGCGCGAAAAGGTGCTGCAAAACTTTCCGCAAAAGCAACTGGCAGAAAACTCGCTACACGAGAAAACGGAACCAGATACTGGATATATCCCGAAGCCAGTTGATTCTGTTTCCAAGTTCAACTGGCAAAACTCAGATGGTGCTTACGCTGCCATCAAAAATGCGTTATCGTTTGCATTTATTTTGATTTGCTTGATTTACAGTCATCGCCTACTGGATCGTCCATGCATATACTTTTCGCCCTGTCGAAACCTTGTCAGCCCCATCAAAAGTATACTAGATTATTGTATCTTCACCAACAACAAAGATTTTCCAAGTAGGATGCTTCTTTGAGAGAAGCAATGCTATATCTACGAGAAATTCTTTGTTCTTGCTTCTCTTCTTCACATAAGTTGAATATCGAGTCTTTACAACAATTTTATATTTCATAATATACTTTTGGTGGAGCTGGCGGGAATCGAACCCGCGTCCAGAACTCATTTCTAATTACTTCATACGATCATAACTTTACTTCGTTAGGTGTAAAAACCCAATGAATACTAAAAACAAAATCAGAAAAAACAATTCAAGCATAGTAACTCCTTTACCAATGTCTAATTATACCTGCAATAATAAAAATGTTTGTAGTAACATAAACCACGACGATAAGAGTTCTGAACATAGCCACAACATCAGCATCTGAATCAGTTTTCCCTTGTTTCTCGCCAAGAGCCTTAGCCCACAAACTCCACAATTTCTTCATAATAACTCACTCTGGAGGAAGATGTGAGATTCGAACTCACGGACCCTTTCGAGTCTTCAGTTTTCAAGACTGACGCATTCGACCACTCTGCCAATCTTCCTTATAAATGGTACCTTGTGACGGGTTCGAACCGCCGACCTTCTCCGTGTAAAGGAGACACTCTACCGCTGAGTTAACAAGGCTTATTCTTCGTAAACTGCCAACACATTATTCATCGGAACTTTGTATGTGTTGAGTTCTAACTTGATCGTATCTGGCCAATGCACAAGTACACGATCACCGATCTTTACTTCATCAACATCAGATGCAACTGCGATCACGATAGCGATCTCTGGCTCTTGTGAGTGCTGCAATACAATACCTGAATCAGTGACCTTAGAGCCTTCTGACACACGCACGATAATGTTGCCACTCATTGGAATATAGTTCATAATTTATCCTAATTAAAAATGGAGCGGGATAGGGGAATCGGACCCCTGACCGAAGATTGGAAATCTGCTGTTATACCATTTAACTAATCCCGCATTATATTTGGCATCCCCCGAGAGACTCGAACTCCCACCAAGGGTTTTGGAGACCCGTATGCTGCCATTACACTAGGGAGACACTTTCTTTTCTTCTGTAACAACAGGAGTTGAATCCTGCTGTTGTTTATCTTCTTTCTGATCCTTACGAAAGATCATATCCCAGCGAGCAGCATATTCTTCATTGCTCACGCTATATGGTCTTGGTGCAGATCCTTTACCACCATCACTCATAATCATTCCTTTACAATGGTAGGCTGGGTGTGAGTCGAACACACCACCAACGGATTATGAGTCCGCTGCTCTAACCATCATGAGCTACCAGCCCTACGTTTTGGTGCCCCCACCATGATTCGAACACGGCACCTACTGATTACAAATCAGTTGCTCTACCAAATGAGCTATAGGGGCGAATGCTTTACCAGACGATTTCTTCCTTCGTCAACTTACGCAACCAGAG